AAGGACTGTAACCGTGCGTTTTGGCGTTCAAACGTGATGCGCTCGTTAGGACCGTTGCCAGCCTTAGATTCAGCGCGGTTCACAATCTCAGCCAAGGCCGTCAGCTTTTCTGAAAGGGCCTTCGCATCGCGGGTTGCCTCAGACTTGGTGCAGCCATACCAACCGAGATTGCCAGAGTTCAAAGCGTCGAACTCACGAAACTTGAAATCCACTGACAGGCAGTAGCGGTGAGGCGAAGCCAAAGCCAGTGCGTCTTGGCATTCATGCACCCGAACCACATACGGACCAGCATAAACGCCAACGGTCCTAAAACCGCTCACACACTGTTGAATGTCACTCAATTTCATGTCCCCACTATTCACTAAGCCGCTTACTGATGCAACATAAATCGCAAAGTATTTTCAAAGGAAGCACAATCACCCTGTAAACATTGGGGATTTGGATGAAAATAATTTCTCGCAATTAATCCAACGCTGGGTTATTTTGTGCCCGGTGAAGCTGAAATGCAAGAAATGCGGCACAACAATGACGGTCAATCCGGCCAAGCTTCTCGGCTCTGTCACTTCCAAGGCGAAAGCCAAGGCGGCGAGGGAGAACGGGAAGAAGGGCGGGAGACCGAGGAAAACAACCAATGAAAGCAGATAAACACACACCTATCGCGCCGGAATTTATCCGGCTTCCAAGGACTGGCGCTCAGTGCCCCCACACGGGCCTAACTCGCTCAGCCATGAATGAACTGATTCTGCCAAGCGAAAAGAATGGAAATAATCCACCTGTTGAGTCCTTCGTCAGGAGGGTTCCGGGAGCTAAAACGGGTATCCGGCTGATATCGTATCAAAGCTTGATAAACCATATCCGCACAGGCGGGGAGTTTGTGGCCACAAAATCAACACAGGCGGAATCACCTAAAAAGCCAAGGCCCTTCATTAAGCCATCCCTCGAGAATGAGTATTGGCGGAAGTGTCATATAGCGGCAATGGCGGCGATGATTCCGCATGAAATGCAGGTAGCTGATTTGGGAGACAAAGACAAGCCACACCTCGACGAGCGAAGCATCGCAGAGCTTGCGGCAGAGCAGGCTAACGCTATGCTGTATGAGGCCAAAGAGAGGGGAATGGTTTAGGCGGCATCAGGAGAAAGCAAGGATAACTACCATGAGAGCCAGACAGAAGCGCGGGAGGAATGTATGACTTACGCAGTTATGTTCTTCTGCAAACCGGGCAGCCACTGGAGACCATGCACCGAGACAGTCGAGGCCGACAACGAGCACCAGGCCACCTCCAAGGCTCAAGACGAGGCTATCAAATCCAATGTCCTATTCGATGGTCCTTACAAAGTGAGAGCGTTGATAGCTCAACAGCTTCCAATGCTCTGAACGTCTCAGGAAGAAAAGAACATCCTCAGTCTTGGCGATATGCATTTTACTCAATTTAGGGGTTGAAAAGTCAAGCTTATACATGTATGGCTTATGAAGAAAGGCTGATTAATGAATACATACGAAGTCGTCTGGACAGTCGGAGCAACTTGGAGGGCTAAGCGCATTGAACGAGTGAACGCCGCGACAGGGGAGCTTGCCATCAACTCGTTTTCAGGCAACGAAAGAGCGGGCTGGAAGGTTCGGGCATTTCCTCTTGGCGAGTGGGATAGGCTTGTTAACAAGCACTTACTTGCTTCAATGAAGAGCCAGCAGAAGAGGTTGGCGCGCAAGATAGCAACGTATGAATCACTCGAAGCCAAGACGATTCGCGGATTCGTTCCACTGGACAAAGCCAAGCGAATATTAGAAGAAGTTGATGCGGCAGCTTAATAACGATTCACTTATGAATGCGTTATGCAATCATCTGAGCAAATCTCTACATACACTACGGGTTGTGGTGTGAATTTTGTGCATCTATGGGTTGCGTGTCTTGGAATGGGACACCACCCCGGCAAGGAATCTTTTTCGCAACCTGTTGAATCGCAGGTTCTTCCACTTTTAACACATTTTTGAGCGAGGTTTAAAAAGTTCCAACTCACAACAAGTAACGTTAACCGATGCCAAAACTTGTTCATAAAACGCCCCAGTTTGCCTCTCTGGAAGCTGCCGCCGCTGGCCTTGGGATTGAGATAGAACTGCTTCGTTTCATCAAGGCGAAAGGCTGCACCGCGTTTAAGGCTGGCGGACGTGTCAACGGCGACGAGGTTCGGCAATGGATGGCGGAGAACGAGCCAGAGTTGCAGAAGAGCGCGGGGAGTTTGAGCCTCAAGGAAAGGAAGATGCTCGAAGAGATTCGTAAGATTGTCGAGGACGTGCGCCGGTTGCAGATTGCGAACGATGCCAAGGACAAGGTTTTGATTCCAGCGGAGCAGGTGATTCAGTTCTGGATAGAAGCTCAGAACCAGCGCGGAAAGATACTAGCGGCGAAGCTGGAGAATGAGTACCCGCAGCTTGTGGCGGGTCTGGATGTGCCTAGTGCGCGGGTGTACGGCAAGCGGCTGCTGGACGACATCGACAAGGCGGAGGTTCAAATGCTCGCGGCGCTTAAGGTCAAATTCATTAAGGGTAAATGACGATAGACCAACTCATAGACAGGGTGATGGTTTACGCGCAGCCGAAGGACCGTAGGCCAATTCGGGAATGGGCTTCCGATCATGTGACACTTTCCCCCCCGCTGACGGTTACAGGGAAGTTCACCACGTTCAATAGTCGTTACCTTGAGGCTCCATTGGATGCCTTGGATAACGAGAGGGTGCGGCAAGTGAATATCCGCGCTCCCGTGCGTGGCGGCAAGACGTTGATTGCTGATGTGTGGTTGCCTCATATCGTGGCGCGGGAGCCGGGGCCCACAATGTGGGTGACGCAAAAGGACGACATGTCCACGGAGCATAGCGAGGCGCGGCTTCTTCCTGTCCTGAAAAAGTGCGAGCAGGCGGCGAAACATTTTCCTTTAGATGCGCGAAAGGTTACCCCGACCGACATCATGTTTACGAACGACATGCAACTGTACGTTCGCGGCCCGAGCCTTTCAAACCTGCAAGCGAAGGGCATTCGCTACATGATTCTAGATGAGGCGTGGGACTTTAAAGCGGGGGTTATTGACGAAGCCAAAGGGCGGCTCGGTGATTACGAAAAGCTTCAAAACTCCAAGCTTCTTATTCTCTCTCAAGGCGGGTTTGAAGAAAGCGATTGGGATAAAGAATTTGAGAGCGGGGTAATTCATGAATGGAGGGTGCGCTGTTGCGGGTGCAAGCAGGTCATGCCGCTGGTGTGGGATTGCAAACGCAAGGACGCCGCCCGGGCGGGGATGCGGTGGGATGAGTTTAAAGACGAAAACGGTTTATGGGACATCGAGAAGTGCAAGGCGACGGTGCGCTATGAGTGCCCGCTGTGTGGACATCCCCACTTCTATAACGCGAGGACAATGGCTGAATGGAACAGGACTGGGGATTACGTAGTGACGAACGCGGGCAAGAACCCAGCGGTTCATAGCTATGAATGGAACGCCATTATCACGCGGTCATGGGATGCGCTCGTTGACCAATTTCTCGGCGCGAGCAATTCGGCCAAGCGCGGTGTGTGGTTGCCTATGGTGGTTTTCTGGCAGAAACGGATGGCTAAAAATAAGTCTGAATCCAGCTTTTTACTTTCTCGCGCTGCCGAAATCCGCATGGCTGAGTACAAGCCGAGCGAAGAATGGCCAGACGAACAATACCGGGCAATCACGGTCGATTGCCAAAAAGACCTTGAGGAGTTTTGGGTAAAGGCTCGGGCATGGGGCAAGCTGGAAGAGTCGCGCTCTTTAGGGTGGTGGCACATACTTGGGCAAGAAAAACCGGAAGAGGGGCTGACAGCCAAAGATGATGCGCTGGCCCAGATAGAAAAGATTCGACTGCAACTAAACGTCGAACCGCAAGCCCTTTTCATGGATGTGGCGTATAGCCTTAAGGAGGTTTTGAAGATTTGCGGCAAGATGGGTTACACGGGGTTATGGGGCGCAGACGTGGCTATGTTCACGCACACAACCAGCAAGGTGAGCTTCCAGAGGATATACGGGGAGCAAAATCCCAAGATGCCAGACCCGAACGGCGGGGTTTACTTTCGATGGGCAAAACCAACAGTCGCGGATTACTTCGACCAACTAAAGCGCGGCAAGGCAGGAAAGTGGACAGCCAGCGTAAATGCGGGCCAAACCTATTCAGATCACCTGAACGCGCAATACAAGCGATGCATCATTAAGCCCAAGACGGGAATGAAGGAGTGGGTTTGGGTCTTGCGCAAACACGGCATGGACGACCACTTGCTAGATTGCGAACGTATGCAAGTTGTGGCAGCTTCGATGGCGGGAGTATTGGACGACACGATTTTTGCGGCACCGGAACAACCAGAAAAAGAAAGAGAGGCGGCATGACTATTATTCCCGGCATGGAGCACTGTGCGGACGTTCTCACGGGTGTGTACAATCTACCCCTTGAATTCAAAGACCGCGCTCCGGTTGTTCTGGATGTTGGGGCGAACGTGGGGGCGTTCGTTATATGGGCGCGGGATAGGTGGTCGGGATGCAACATTATCTCTTACGAGCCGGTTCCTGAGAACTTCGAGCGGTTTATGGCGAACCTATCAGGAGCGGGACACAACGGATGCGGGCATCGTCTGGCGGTCAGGCGTTGCTCCGGCCAGATGCAAATCCGCCCTGGCAAGAACAACTGCGGAGAATGGTCAACACGTACGGACTTGGGCGAGCAAGAGGGCGAGCCAATTGTTGTCCCATGCATGGATGCCGCCGACCTGCCACAGGCGGACATCCTGAAACTCGACACGGAAGGTTGTGAACTGGAGATTTTAGAGCGGCTATGGGAAGTGAAGCGCAACGCAGAGTTTAAGGCGATTCTCTTGGAGTGGCACAGCGAGTCAGACCGGATGGCGATAGACCGGCTGCTAAGCGATAACTACCAGATGGCTGGGGCGCATTGCCATATGCCAGAGCGCGGGGTAGCGAAGTATGTCCTTCGCAGTCTTGTAAAGAAGAAAAGCTAATCGTTGACTTTATTAAGTAGCGCGGCTAATAGTCTAACAGACTATGGCCGCGCTTATTTTTCGCCACATTGCCCAAACCACGCTTGAAACGTGGCTGACGAATGCGGCTACGGCTGTTGAGCAAGGGGGTAAGACGGTCATTTCCTACACAGAGGCCGGGCGGTCCGTAACGAAGCAATTTGCTTTGCCCTACAAGGATTTTTTGGAGGAGATAAACGCGGCACTAGAGGAGAAAGACCCTGACAAATACCAGCCTCGTATAACCTCAACACGGGCAAGTTTCGCAGCGGCGCGGGACGGAGGGGGCTCGTAATATGGCACGCAAGGCACTCCGTTCCAATCCCAAGCGAAAAGCTTCGTGGGGGGCGTCTAACAAGCTGCACGACGCGGCGGTGCAGTCTAACGACCGGATGCCCATTCCGCGTACGGACTACGACCACCGGCGCAACGTCTCCGAGTTAGGCTGGCGTGAGTTGATGAGCGCGGCCCGGTTCATCTACGGCAATCACCCTGACGTGCAGGGCGCGGTTGACCAGATGGTAAACCTCGCAGTCGGCCAAACCTTCCGAATCCAATACACCGGACGCAACCGTGCTTGGGGTGAGGAAATGGAAGCATCCATCCTTGAGCACGACAAGGTGTGCGATGTGCGCGGTTATCCGTTCGACTTTGCGGGCGGCATCAAGCTTGACATCACCAGCATTATCCGCGACGGCGACAGCTTGGGGTTGATGGTCGAGAACGAGGACGAATTCCCGCTTTACCAAGGCATCCCGTCGCATCGCGTAGGAGCGAGGGGCGTAACGACTGAGATTGTTGAGGATGGCAAGTTTAAGGGCTCGCAGATCGTCAACGGCGTCATCATGAACGAGGTGGGGCGTATCATCGGCCTACGCATCTACAGCGGTGACAATAACGCGGACACATTCGAGGACGTTGGGATTGAGTCGGCAATCTTCACTTTCGAGCCGAGGTTTTACGACCAAGCGCGCGGCGTGACTTGGTTCTTCGCAGCAATCAACACCCTGCTCGACCGGGCAGAGGTGCGGAAGTTCTTGCAGCTTGGCATCAAAGCGGAAGCGGCAACGGCTTTGATTGAAGAGAACGAGGCGGGCGGGGCAATGGATACCGCACGCGCACGCCAAAGCGCGAAGCCTACGCCAGACAACCCAAAACAGCCTTTCGTTCAAGAGCTTTACGGCGGGCAAATCCGATACTTCAAGTCCGGCACTGGCAGCAAAATTACGGCCGTAAACTCTCGTCGTCCGGCAACGGAGACGATGAACTTTGACTTTGAGCTTCTCCGCGCTTCGCTCGAAAGCATCGGCTGGCCGATTGAAATGTACGACCCGTCGCGGTCTGGTGGCGCTCCTACCCGGCTGCGTATCGCCATGGCGGCAAAGACTCTGGAAAGAATCCAGAAGCTTGCGAAGCAAATCGCGTATCGCAAGCACCTGTTCACCATTTCCCATAAGATTAAGCGCGGCGAACTGTCGCCTGACCCTGACTTTTTCAAGTTCACGCACCAGATGCCCGGCTCTGTTACGGCGGACTATGGCCGGGATGTGAAGGCGGATTTGCAGATGTATCTCATTGGCGCAATCACCCTGTCCCAGCTTGCAGCGTTCTACGGCAACGACTCTGAGGACGTACTCCGCGCCAAGGGTAAAGAGGCCCGCATGAAGTACGACATTGCGAAGGCAGAGGACGTGCCGGTAACCGACTTGCAGCTTTTGACCCCGAACGCGAACGACCCAAGCGCAGTTTCTGCCATGCCTGAGAAAGAGAAACCGTCAACCGATCAAAAGCCATGAGATTCCGCCACATAATGCAACTGCTGCTGGAGCCGCAGCTAATCACGCCGCAGGCACATGCGGGCATCATGTCTCTTGTTGTCCCGCGCATCGAAGGGACAATGCCGCAGCGCGAAGGGCAGGGCGTTTGCGGCGAAGAGGTGGCGCTACCGTCAATGACCGTCGAGGATGGTGTCGCGGTGATTCCTGTCTCTGGCGTGATGGGTTCAAAGCTCACAGGCATGGAGAAAGGAAGTGGAGCCGTTGACGTAGCGGACATCATTCGAGACGTGGAATTCTCCAATCAAGCGGAAGAGGTTAAATCCATCCTGCTCGACATCGATTCACCGGGCGGCATGTACCAAGGAACACCGGAACTTGGCGACGTGCTCGCGTCTTCAACGAAACCTGTTTTCTCTTTCAGCAATGGACAAATTTGCAGCGCAGCCTTTTGGACCGCAGCCAGCACCAAAGCAACCTTTGCCACCCGTTCGGCGTGCATTGGCTCTATCGGCGTTTATTGCGCCATGCTGGACTCCACTGGTTACCTCGAAAAAATGGGGCTCCGTATGGAGCTATTTGCCAGCGACAAATACAAGGGCGCAGGAACTCCCGGCGTCCCGCTCACCACTGACCAGCGCGTATTGATTCAGGAGCGCGTGAACCGCATGGCGGCGGAATTCAAAAGCCATGTCGTCTCGATGCGCGGCACAGTAAAGCCCGACACGATGCTGGGCCAGACGTTTTCCGCTCAGGAGGCGCAATCGCTGAACCTCATCGACGCAGTTGTTTCCAACCGCGCCGAAGCCATCGCGCTCGCAAAAGAGATGATTAGATAAAATAATAGTTGACACACTACCTGTTGAGGGGTAGTTGTCACTTAAACATAAGACGAACTAATGAAACTTCTTCAAGATTTGAAAGACCTTCCCAATCTCCGGCAGCGTTTGGCTGATGCCGAGGCGAAGGTCGAGGGCTATGCGGAGTTGGAGAAAGCCCTCGAAGCATCCCTTGCCGAAAGCAAGGAACTAGGAGTCAAGCTGACCGCTGAGTCGGCAAAGGTCGTCGCATTGGAGGCTGAAAAAACCAATCTTTCCGCTGAATTTGAAGCCTACAAAGCCAAGGAAGGCGAGCGCAATGCAGCCTATGCCGCCGCGAACATCGCAGGTGTCGCAGTTGCTCCGGTGAGTACGAAGGCGAAGGAAACCGCCGCCGAGAAGCCGGACCTGTCCAAGCTGACCGGCATCGAAAAGGCCGTCGCGGCTCACAAAATCAAGACCGGAGCCAAATAATTTTTTTGTCTTTCAACAATTAGAAATACTACTTTATGGCAAAACTAAACATGCTCGATGTAGCCAAGCTTAACAGCGACGACCGCATGGTCGGGCTCATTGAGGAAAATCTGTCTTTCGCCCCCGAGCTTACGTACTTCCCGTTCAGCCCTATCGAGGGGACGAGCTACAAGACGATTAAGCGCACTGGATTCCCGACTGTCGGCTTCCGCAAGCTGAATCAGGGTGTCACGCCGAGCAAGTCGTCCTTCGCTGAATCCCTGCACGAAGCCTACCTGTTCTCTGGCCGTGTCGAATGCGACCGCGCTTTCGGTCAGACAATCAAAGGCGGAATGGCCCGCTACGAGATGATTGAATCTAGTGGTGTGGCCCGTGCGTCGATGCTGGAGATTGGTTCTCAGATTTGGTACGGCACCACTAACGACACCCTCGGCTTCCCCGGATTGAAGGCCATCACGCCGAAGGATGCTTCAATTTCCCCTGCCGTTTTGGACGCAACCGGCACAACCGCCACAACGGCGTCGAGTGTCTATGGCGTGAAGTTCTCCACGCAGGACGTTACGCTTATCGGCGGCAACAACTCCACCTTCCAGCTTGGCGAGTTCCGCGACGAAACCATCGAAGACAGCGCGGGCGCGAAACTGCCGGGCCGCGTCGCTGACCTGATGGCTTGGATTGGTCTGCAAGTTGGCAACATCAATTGCGTTGGCCGTATCTGTAACCTGACTGCCGATAGCGGCAAGGGCTTGACTGATTCGCTGCTCTCGCAGTGGCTGGAGAAGTTCCCGGTCGGCTACCTGCCGGACTACATCTTCATGAGCCGCCGCAGCCGTGGCCAGTTGCAACGGAGCCGCACGGTCACCTTGCAAGGCAACGGAACGAATCGCCCGGCTCAGTCCAACATCGCGCCGCTGCCCACCGAATACGACGGCATCCCGATTATCGTGACGGATTCCATCCTGAACACGGACGCCATCGAGTCGTAAGCAACCTTTGGAATTTAATCAAAAAATCTCATGAGCACCGAAGCACAAACAAACCGCGCCATCTTGGATAATGACTTGATTGTCAGTGTCGCGCTCCCAAATGCGGGAAACACGGTCAATACGAACGGTATCGACCTTGGGGAAACTCGCCCTTGCCTGCCCGGCGAACAATATCAGGTGAAGATTTCCACCACGGCGGGCACTGCCGCGAACAACAAGAACATTACGATTGTTGTTCAGGATTCCGCTGACAACTCGACGTTCGCGAATATCGCCACGCTGGGTAGCACCCTCATCAACGAGGGCAGTTCATCCTACGCGGCCACGACCGCCTATTACTCGCTCCCGTCCATCACCCGCCGTTATGTGCGCGCAAGTGCGAGCGGCGAAGCTGACGGCGGCAACGCTGCGGACGGCACCCTGACACTTTCGCTCGTGTTCTGATTGGGTGTGTGTTCATGGGCTGGCGGTGTCTTCTTCCGCCGCCAGCCCTTATCAACCAGAAGAACGCATAGAAAGGATGCGTGACTAGATTATGGCGGCAAAAGTCTTTATCGGTCTTCCTATTTACGGCGGCGTTTTCCCGGCGTTCTTTGTCAGTGTCGTCAACCTCATCAAAAGCGGCGAATTGCATGGCGAGATTCACCCGGTCATAGGCGACTCTCTGGTGTCCCGCGCTCGCAACCGCATTGTGGCGGACTTCCTTAAAAGTGATTGTACTCACCTGCTTTTTCTCGATTGCGATTTGCAGTTTAACCCCAAGCAGGTGAAGCAGCTTTTGGGACACGGCGAGCATTGCCCGATAGTGTGCGCTTTGTACCCCAAGAAACAGGTTGAACTTGCATGGGTGATGAACATTTTTACCGGCGTGCAGACACCCGATCAAAACGGGCTGCTGCCAGTCAAGTGCGCGGGAACTGGCGCAATGCTCATCCGGCGCGATGTGATTCAGAAGATGCAGGAGGCGTACCCGTCGCTCCGATACGACGAGGACGCAGGAGGAGCGGGCAGTAAATACGACTTGTTCAAGGTCGGCACGTGGCCATGCGCGGAGATTCCTCGACTGGAATTTCCGCAGAAGCCGGTCGATTCGCAATTCGACCTGCCGAAAGAGATTCCGGCGCAACTGGTGAAGATGCGCGACGAATCGCGTTATCTCTCCGAGGACTGGTTTTTCTGTTATCTGGCTTGGAACTTGGGCATTCCAACCTTCATTGATACGCGCAATGTGTTTCGCCATTGGGATGGCTGCACATCGTATCCTGTCGGACCTATCCCGACTGAGAATTTGCCCGCTCCCGCCGCCCCTTCCGAGGTGCAAACAGGCGGGCAAAGGGTGGCCGCGTAACGCCTTTCCGTGAGCCACCCAACTATTTATGGCGCTGGACCTAGACGAATTTGACAGCGACTCAGCCGAGATACGCGGAGACCTCCCGGCGACGGTCACTTTTAACAGTGTCAACTATACGACCGGCACGGTATCGACCGCGCCCAAGATGAAGGAAATGCAGGACGCCGGTTTCCTTGTCGGTGCCGACCTGATTTGGGTCATTAACCGAAGTGCTTTCAGTGGCACAGCGCCGGACGTCAACAACGAGGCAATCTATAGTGGCACCACCTACCGAATCGTTTCGCGGGAAGATTTGCGGATGGCGGCGGATACGAAATACGGATTGAAGCGCCAGACATGAGCGACGGATTTAAAATCGACGCTACAAAGTTTAACAGGGCTCTGGACCACGTGGCTACAGTGCTGCGGAAAGACGCGCCTGCGGTCATCAAAGAGCAATCGCGCCTGCTGCTGGTGAGGGCTCAAACAGGTTTCACGCCGCCGAAGACACTCGCACAAGGGCGGGCGAAGATAGCTTCTGACATCTACGGCAAAAAGGAAAATGGCGGGCTGTTTCAGGTGTATAGACCTGACGTCGCGGAGAATCCAGTCCAAGGAAACTTCGTAACCTTGTTTGCGCGGGAGGACACCAAGAGGGCTTACGGGGTGAAGAGGGTTATGTTTT